TTTGATTTCATCACGAGTGATTTTATCATTTGGTTCAAAGATATATGGTTTTGCCAATTGTGATAATTGTCTACGTAAGTAAATTACCAATCTAGCTACATTAATACGGTCTAATGAACTTGCATTTCTAGCTCTTGTTAATTGTCCATAATTAACAAGTCCACTTCCTGTAATAAATGTAATTGGGTTTACTTTACATTGTTGTTGTAATGTATCACGTTGACCATTATTTAATGCTACTACTTGAAATTCACCTTCTGCATCTACATAACCAACTGCAGTTGCGTTGGTAATTCCACCACGACGTGTTCCAGCTGGTGCAAACCATGGATAACTTACATTATCACTTAATGCAATAGTACGTAACATTAAATGACTTGGTGGTACAACGATATTATTACCAAGATTATCACTGGTATAACCCCATGGATAAAATACACCAAGGTATTCATCAAATGATACTAATCCAGTATCGTTGTCTTCAACAGCTTTATTAACATTTTGACCCCAATTACTCAATGATGTTGCATCAGGTGTTAATCTCGCCGGTGTATCACCAACAACAAATGCTGTTAATCCACGATCAGTATTCAAGCTTACCAATTCACCAATCAATTCTGGATACCCAGGACATGCTATCAAGTTGAATATGCGACTTTCCTCATCACGAATCTGTTGATTGCTGTTAACCAATGATTGCAACCCTTGGACAACTACTTTACGCTGTGCTTTACGACCAAATGTGCCAGAACCATCTTCTTGATTAGCTGCTTCACTCACCCAACGATGTGCATAATAAACTGACATTAATTCGTTGTTAGTACGTGGGTTTCTCCCCAATGTATTAACATAATTTTGTACAAAACGTTTTACATTATTACCACTTCTACGCAAGTTCCATAACAACATACCTTTTGGATATAATGCTGGGTCAGGTGCATCGAAGTCTAAGAAATTACTTGATAACAATTCAACAATAGTACTTTTAACAGACGTAGTTCCAGTAGCATTCCAACGTGCATCATGAAACACTATACCATTTTCAGTGGTTTGATCACTATTATCAACTAATACCCATGTTGTAAGCGTTTTATTATATTTGTAAATTAATGGATAATTGTTGATATCAGCATTACTAATCCATAAATCACCATTAGCTAATGGAGAACCATCACTTTGTGAAGTTGGTTTAGTTGCGCTAACAATCGGACCTGCAGGGTCGGTGTCAGTTTCACCTGGAATTCCAGCATGGTTGATTGTTTTAGCACTTGCATCTAGATATCCAACCCATGAAGTTCCATTATGAATCATAATATCGATATCATAGATACTGCTATCATACCACAACTGCCCATCAATTGCGATTGATGTTGGTTGTGTAGGACTAGGTGTTGCGAATCCTTTGGTATTATCAGTATCACTCACAGATGACCATAAACTTCCTACATATCTATTTGATAAACCAGATGGGTCTGAATAGTAATTAACTGTAGTGGTTGTACTGAATAGTTTACCTAATGGTGTATTAGCACCATCTACTAATTTTAAATCGCCGCCATTAATATGACTAATAACAATCTGATTAGTAGAGCTTATTAATGAAGCAGAAACATTTGATCCGACTAAAGCGTTATTAATTGAAGTTAAAATTGCTTCAGCACTTGCTAATGCATTAGTTGTTCCAGTAAATGTAATTGTAATCGGTGAGGATAAATTAGAACTTCCTGTAATTGTTTCAGAGATAGTAAATGAATATACTATTGCTGAAAATGTATTAGCTGTAATCGGTGAAGAAGTGATAGTAGTTGCACCAACACCTTTACGACGATATACTTTAAAATTGGCTAATCCTGATGAATCTTCCGAATCATTGGTTTTAATATAAATCGAATTGATATTTAAATTAATACCACCACCGGTTGAATCAATTCCAGCCAATGCAGCAGTATTGCTACTATAAATTGGTGCAGATAATGCTGACCATGCTTTAGTATTTTTATTGTATCGTTTAATAATCCAATCAGCACCTAAATTATAGTAAGTTGTTTTAATCCATACTGAACCAGTTGGTCTATTATCGACACTTGATTTATATTGCGGAACTTGGGTATGTGGTGCAATAGTCAATGCTGGTGATTGATATGTAGCGACTGAGATTCCAATTTTATTAGTAGGTGTTATAGTCGTACCACCTGTAATCGCTACTGCAGTACCTGTTGAATAAATTTCTAATTTCCCAGAAGGAGCTGCAGCTGTTATACCAGCAGCTGTCAATACTTGATTACCATTGATACCAGCGATTAATCCACTCAATGATGCAGTTGTGATAGTTACCCCATTAATAATTAACGTATCATCAGTTGTTAATGATGGATTACTAACTGAACCTTGTACGGTTGGCCATGCTGCTTGCCATTCGTTTGAACCAACTTCAACCCATGCAACATCAGTGTTAGTAAGTTGTTTTTTATACCACAATTTTATAAGAGTACTAACAGCAACAATTGCATAACTACCAACTGAACCTATACTTGATTTTGGTACATTAGGAACAGAATTAACGGTTTCTACTTTAGTTGTATCGGTAATTACTATTGGATATTTTACAGTAAATGATTGTCCGCCATTTAAAGAAGCTGACGCACCATTCCATTCAAATACACCAAATTTAGTATTTGCTGTATCAATCCAAAATGACCCATCAACTGGTTCGCCAGTTGGTTCGGCTGTTCTGGCAGTTAATTGTGCCAAATCTACATCCGCACGAACAACATATGCACGATTACTAACACCTAGATAACTATATGCTGCTTGTAAGCCATATTCATTTTGCTCACCAGCATGAATTGGATTATTACTAGCATCGGTAATAAATTTAGGTGTACCGAATGTATCTGATAAATCTTTTTGACTGGTTAGAAGATAAACTTTACCAGCATTTGTTTTTAATGTACCTGGTGCTATACCAGTACTTGATCCATTTTGTTTGCTTTCTTCTGAAGCAACAACAATTAAGGGAACTGTGCCAGGTGCCGCAGGTGTGTAGAAACTGTCATCTATTACTGATACACTTACGCCTGGTGAACTTAGTTGAGCCATATTATAATCTCCTTTAATACACGTTCTAGATATATTTAGGGGATTTTATAATTTTATAGCGGATATAACCCTATAAAAAGGGTGAAAAAGGTTTATTTTTGTAAATAATATTATGAGACCATTATGTTCATGTGGAAGTAGACCAGTTGCCATTAATTATATTAAGAATGGAAGGACTTATTATAGGAAAGTCTGTGAGAATTGCCTGAAAGGTAAGGTACAACGTTGTCGATGGTATACTGCTGGATATAAAATCAAAAACCAATGTGATAAATGTGGGTTCAAATCACCATATACTGAAGTATTTAATGTATTCCATGTAGATGGTAATTTGAATAACTGTAGACCAAGTAACCTTAAAACAGTTTGCGCCAACTGTCAACGGATACTACATCGTGAAGGAATACTGTGGAATCAGGGAGATCTGCGTCCTGACCTATAATGAGGTCTTTTACTTTATTATATAATTCTTCAATAGAACCATCATTTTCAATTATATGGTCAAAATCTAATCCATACCATGCCCATTCACTATAATGTATACCGAGTTCTTTTAACTTTAGTTCAGCTATACTTGAATTAGAACATCGGTCACCCGCCAATGCATCTTTAGCATCATTATACCATGCTGGTTCTGGACCGCGTTTAACTCTAATTATTTTCCCACCGGCTTTTTGAATTGCTTCAAATTCATTAGGAAATCTACAATCAGAAATAACAACATCATCCTTACTGGTTCTAAGTTTATTTTCTAAACTTGCAATCCAAATGTCCTGATGGAAGCCATTTCTGCATACTTCTGTCCCCCAATTCTGGAGAATCCATCGTGGTGATATATCCATGTTAAGTCTATTAGACCACCATGGATCTGATTGTTCTCGCCATTCACGAGATTCTTTTGTACGACCTTCTAGTAAAGTTCTATCCCATCCAAATATAACTGAGATTGCATCCTTTAAACTAGAGGCAAATGATTCACGACGAAACTCGTGAAAATTTGATAGATAATCTGCGACAGTATCTTTACCACTGCCAATTGATCCAACTACACCAATTATCATTATACACTCCTTGTAATCTTGATATTATACCAAATGATTACAAGGATGTCAACTTTTATCCTAATACCCATGTCATTGGTGTACCACCAGGTACCATATCCCCGATTTCTTTTTCAAGTTTTTCAATTTCTTCTTTACCAGCAGCTTTCATATCGTTGCCATTAAGAGTAATACCACCACCAGTAGGACCAGCAATACTAGAAAATAAACTACGGGCTTCTCCCAACATAATTTTACAGGTTGCTAATGTATAATCATATAACCACTGTTTTGCATACATATCAGTTAATAATACAAAATCAGGACGATAATTAAATGTTTCAATTAATAGTTGTTCACCATTAGCGAATGGTCTTTGTAAAATTGTTAAGGTATGATTTTGTTGTTTCCATTTATATTCGATATAGCTACCGAACATTCTACCTACTAACTTCTGGTATCCAGCAAACATTTCATAGGTCGCCAATCCGCCCATCATACTTCCACTTAGAAGATAAGTGTTAGTATAAGCAAGATTAAACGGTTCGAATAAAGTACCACCGGCACCCATACCCGAACGTGATCCAATCGCACGACGAAAAACGTTGCGAACCTCAATAACTTCATCTGGTAATCTATATTCATTTTGATCTTGTACTAATTCTACAAAGCTGTAGCTTTCCTCAACAGCATTTGAACTTCTTTGTCTAAATTTTGATAATGCTTTATTCAATGCAGTTTCGTAATGAATTGGATCTAAGTCAATTGTTATCATACCATCGCCCAACATCGCGTTTACATACTCGAATACTTTATTTCTTTCAATTAGTGAAGTTTCTTCTGACATAACATATCCTTTTTATATATTTATGCCATTTTTATAAATAGAAGGTAGTTCGCGGAATGGGGATTCCCAACTACTCTAACGTCTAGGAGGACATCAGCAATGATATTTATCGAAAATAAATATACAAAAATATACTTTGATATAATAAAAAACGCACAATCAAGACCCAATCGTTCTGGATACGTAGAACATCATCACATATTACCAAAATCATTAG